TCAATCTATAGGTTTGCCTGTATTAAGACCAAATAATTCTTTACCACATTCTTTGCAGACATATCTTGTCCTAATCCTGTTTACGGACGATAGACTACTGCCTACTTCAAGCATAATCCTTGAGCAATCAATATTATTACTACCACAATTTGGGCATCGCCCATTTGGTGAATATTTTGATTTCAGATAGTCATACCCCTTGCGTGTAGTAAAGTATGATCCTGCCTTGTAAATATCCATTTCTACTTTAGGGTATGATTCTTCAAAATTATTAGTGATATAGCATCCATTTTTCAGTTCTTCCAGAACTGCGTCCCCTTGATCCTCAATCTCACTTTCGTTTAAGAAACCTTCTGCTATCATCCTATTTAGAGTAATAATGGCACCTTCTGATAAAGTCATAGTTTTCCTCCATTCCTTTTACTATTACTATACCAATCAATGGCCTTCTATTCAATCTTCCGTATAATGAACCATTTTAGGACAATAAAAAAGAGCCCTAAGGCTCTCTTAACATTTACCTCTAATATTATTCATACAATAATTATACCTACTTAAAATACGATACTTTTTTGTGATTTCTTTCATCTTATTGCTTGCGAACATATGATACAAATCAATTAATATAATTTCAACCTTCCCATCTTCATCCTTAAAATATATTCTGATTGGCTGACCTTTCTTAGCTGTTGTTGAGTTCAATTTCGAAATTTGATCTAAATACGTTCCCTTTCCGATATCCCCTGACTTTTCATTGTTCAACAATCCAGCAGCATCAAGTATCGTTTTAGGTCTCTCTTCAAGCCTCAGAGTTTCCTCTTCTAAAGTGAATGGCAATAAATCTCTAGTACAAACCTCACCCTCATTCTCAAAGATCTTTTGCAGAGCTTCTTTCTCTTTGGTGCATCCTTTGCTATCTAAGAAGTTGCAAAACTTATGCTCCTTGTTCCTAAAACTCCTTAAATTCTTGTGAAATGTCAATTGTACTTCCGGTGGTTTACTCCGTTTAGCTTTTTCCTTAAGATGTTCCTTTGGTTTAAATAGCTTATTACTGTCGTTAACCACTAAGTTGGAATTTATAGTTACTTTCTCTGTTTCTCCATCGCTGGGTTTAAATAAGTGAGCATAGTCTTCAAGACCTTTGAAGCTTTTAATCTTCTTTGAGTTTTCTTGCATGCTCATCTTTGATTCTTTCCTTATCTATTCTTCCCGTACCTCTCCCCGATTCATAAGCATCCTTCCAACAGACATCATCATGAGTCATATCTACTAATGTAAAGTCGCTGATTTCAGATGTTTGTTCTATAATATGATCAATAAATGGTATCAATTGATTCCCCATATCAGGGTAGTCTTCAAGCAACTCTTCAGCACTACATTTACCACTTAAAAAGTTACCTTTGTATGACCAATATATCTCAGTATCTACAGGTCCATATTTCCATGCTTCGAAGGCAGGCTCAAAGAGGTCTTCATCGAGAGCAATATCCTGTTCACAAATCTTTTCCCCAGAAGAGAGGTCACTGTTCAGCAAACGCACATTGCCACCCCATAATGCATAGAGATAATACAGGGTTTTTTGCACTTTTATTGGTGACATCGTATAACCGTTGATCTCTACATGTTTCTGCATCATATAGTTGACCAACTTAGTTTTATCTAAATATGCCATTTTACCCCCTCCTTAAAGTAAAATGTTTCCCTACCTGTCTAGAATATACCCTATTATGTCCTCGTGTGGCAAGATAAAGTAAATAAAATGTTCAAAAAAGTGAAAAACCCCAGATCACTCCAGGGCTCGCTCTTGAATTATGTTCAGTTGATTTACCGCTGCCTCGATCATCATATCAAGGTCTTTCATGGATATTTTTAAGCCCTTATCGTTCAGGTAGTCAACAACAAACTGTTTCCTTTTCTCCCCGGTGGGATCCTCGACCTTTAGGATCTGGTCCGCTGCATTGACTGCGATATCGACATACTCATAAATTTTAGCCCGATTTTCTGCATCGTATTTTGTTTTTATCCAAGGAACCAGAATCGCAGTGATTACCGTTCCCAGCAGCCCTATTATTGCCAGTATGATTTGAACCATTCCATCATCCACTATTATTCCCTCCTTCACTTTATCCCATTTATATCATCGTAATCTTTGATATAATTCATTTCCATGTGCTTAAGATTGATCTCCTTGTTATACTCCAGGTAGAACTTATAGACGAACACGGGACCAGCCACAGCCTCTACCGCAAATATGCTGATCAGTGTTTCGCTCTGCATAATTATTGCCATATAAAGCGTTATGATCTGTATAACAAAGCACCAGATCATAAAGGACCAGAAAGCCTTTTTATCGGTCCTCGTCCTTTTCTTTGTCTTGATTCCTAAAGCCTTTCGCATCTCTGGTATGTTCATATCATTAATCATTCCATATCACCGCTTTTCTTGACTCATCCCATCCGACCTTAAAGCCTAAAGCTTCTCCGAGGGTCCTTAGTGGGATCTTATCCCCATCTATTTTTATATAGCTTATGCCGGATAATATAACGCCATCAACTGTTCTAAAATTTCCATTGATGATAAGGCTTATCCCTTTAGGCTCATCTGCGTCCAAGTACTCAATATAAGTATCTTTAAACCAGTGAGTAAACTTAGATCCAGCAACTACTTTGCCATTCCTTATGATACCTTTCCGCATTCCGATCGGCGCACCAACGCACTCAATAAACTCTCCATTGCCGATATAAATACCGGCATGTCCTTTCATCCAGAGTACAAGCCCTGGGATCTCTGGTAGTGTTGCGAGCGGCCCCTTCTCTTTGGCTACAGAGTAGGCCCCTTCCTGATTGCGGTCTTGACTCGTTACATACTTTGGATTGTTGCCATCCCACCATACATAGGCTTTAACAAGGCCATAGCAATCGGATACCCTCTTGCCTATGTAGCCTTGAAGGTATGCCTGGTGTCTGGTGTTGTATACTCCTACGCCATATCCTTGTTTCATTTTCTGACTGAGTAGTGCCGGAGTCAGGATCTGCCCGAATGTGCCCAAGCAGTAGCCCCACTTCTCAGCAAGTGCCGTCTCTACAAACTGCACTAAACCTTTGTTTGTTTTCATCAAATCACCTTCCTATACTCTGGATATACCAGACAAAAAAACCTAACAGCGTGACGATGGCCGTAGTTATCATCCACTTCAAGGTGGCAACCAAATTCTTGATTTGTTCAACAAGGTTTTTCAATGTAATCAGCAAAATGCCGCTTTTTCTTGGCGGTTTTTATTCGCCTTCGTTCACTGTAAAGCCGCATATTACCACCTTCTTTCTAATCATTCAGCGAACCAGTTTTGAATACATTCTTTTCAAGTACCTTAATCTGCTGTGTAGCGGTTGCCTTCCATTCCCTGAATTCCTTGATATCATCTTTGATATTTTTCAGGTCACTTTTAATTTCCGTAACCCCATCACCGATGTTTTCAAGCTTCACTATTACTGTGGTCAATTGTGTGGCATCATTCTTATCATCACACTTGTTGTTTCTTCGCATGGTAGATACCCCTTGATAGATTCCAAATGCCACTGATACACCTGAAATCAGAAGGGCAACTTCTATTGTCATATAGACATACCCCCTTTAAGGCTTGATTGACCAACCATAAACGCCGGGTTCATAGGTATTAGCATCAATATCATTCACCCATAGTTTACCGTTGTGGCTGACAATATCGCCTTTTTGGTAGGCATCATGTGCGCCAGTTGGTTGAACCCAATTAGGTATAACAGCACTTGGTGCTTTTGATTTCCATAATGCAGGGGCTGTATCAGGCGCCCAATCTGCTTGTGAAGTGTGGGATTGAATTGCCTCAAACAAAGTATCATTATGCCTATACAAATCACCAGCTAAAACCGCTATCCCTGCCTGCCATTTTGGATAGATATAAACTAACTCCGACAGATCCTTTTCCGATATGTTGTCTTGTCTTATCAAGTCAGCAGTTGCAATTTGCCCTACCTTTTGCCATGCTACTACTCTTTTGTTAAACTCCACCGCCAAAGCCAACTTCTCTTGAAAGTTCATTTATTCACTCACCCCCAACATTGCATCAATCAACTTCTGTTGTTCAACTTGTTGCTTTAATAATTCGATTTCAGACAATTGTGGTTCTTCAATTTCTTTGAAGTAGAAACTCTCAGATTCCTTGTCATAAAACATGCCATTCAACACGCTATCTGGTGCTTGGACACACAAGTTTGCAAATTCTTGCCCATACCAATACGCAACACCAAGCTCATGCACTGCTTCTGGGAGTATTTCAACAACAATATTTTTATCCAATCTTGCAATTTTCAAATTAAACACCTCTCTTATAAATAGCAACAATGCCATTTTTACCATTTCCACCAACTACTGTTGGAGTTGTATAAGATGCAGCATTTGACAACGCACACCCCCCACCACCAGAGCCAATACTTGTAGCACTATAACCAACAATTGAACTATTGGCACTACTTGCTCTACCAGCGCCAGCAGAATACCCATCATTCAAAGTTAATGTTGGTTGTGATACATTTGTCCCAGTAGTAAGAGAAATACCACTCCCGCCTGCCCCACCAAAAAACTCACCAGAAAAAGCATTAAAAGCCTGCATTGGTTGCGAAGCAGCTGATGTTGAAACGTGAACAGGAAAAATTTCACCATATATTGGGGCATAAGCACTAACTGAGGAGGTAGATCCACTATCGGAAGATGTCCCGCCCTTGGCAATGGTGGAAGACCCAGATGCCGCCGTACCTTGACCACCACCACCACCATTACCACCAAATGCAACAACCCCATTGAATGAAGAAGAGCCCCCATTATTGCCAGCCGATGAAGCAGTAGCAACACCAGAACCAACAACAACTCCAGCTCCACCTGCACCAACTACAACTGGGTATGTCAAACCCGGGGTTACAGTGAGTGTTAAATGTCTGGAATAGCCAGAAGCCCCACCTGTTGTAGAAGCACTGCCAGAAGCTCCTGTCCTTTTAGCACTTCCACCAGCACCCCCGCCACCCATGATAAATACACCAACTTCATAAGGCTGCCCGCTATTAATATCTGGTGCGACCCAGTTGTAACTTCCATCCTCGTTGTATACCTGGATTGGATCCGGATTCCAATTATTAGATAATAGTTTAATCGCCGAAGTGTTAATAATAGACATCAACCCACTATCGGCCTCGATGTTAGAGATTTCTTGCTCTGATAATTGGTTTTTGAAAATTGTGTACATCCAAGCCTCAACAGGTATTTGCCCCATTAATTTTGCTCTGTACTTATAATAACCACATACTGAGTCATCTGCCCTTTCATCTGTTATTTGCGCCGCTTCAATAGTTGAGAATCCGTTGGCAACTGATATTTTAGCAAGTGATAATTCCCAATGCGCTGTGTTTCGTGTTAGCGAAGGAGCTACTGGACTTCCTGCTGGTGTGCCTTGCTTAACTACAAACTCAATCTTTCTATCGGTATAATTAAGCCTTGCGACTATCCTATCAATTCTTGCGTTCCCACTTGTATTGTCGGCAATAGTGAGATTAACTGAACTACTTATACTTCGCATTGCACCTCTGATTAATATCGCCCCAGTATCAACAAACACCGTCTTATTCGCCACTGTCTGAGGTTTGACCTGTAATTGATTTAAATATTCGCCGACTACACCGCTAGTAACTAATGCATCGAAATATTCCCGCCACTCCGATGCCGTATATTGCCTGTCTCCACTTACAGAGGTAAACGGAAACCCCAAATCATTTATATTTGCCATATTCTCACCCCTTATATCGTTTCATTAACAGTAAGCCTGTTTGATAGCGACCCTATAATATCGCTTAATGTTCTCTCTGGTTTTCCAAACTCAGGCACTACCTGAATCAACCCTTTTTCATAAACCTCTGATATCTTTTGGATTTGCAGGTCACTATTTGTATTTTTATCAATTACAACTGTCACAAAATCCCCAAGGTTATAATCTGTTTCATATTGAAATTGCTTATTGAGTACCTTAAATTCAAATTTATCAATAGGCAATGCCTCTATTAATTTTTGGTTACCTCTTTCTGTTAATTGTGCTGATATGTTGATATCACGTGAATCAATAAATATTTCTTTTTTCCTATTTGTGCCGGAAGCATCTACTTTTACTATTGTTCTTGATGCCCCAGTACCTTGCCCGCCCACATATGCAACAGTCTTTGCAGCTGCATTGCTTTTGACCTTATTGAATCCTGAGATATTGCCATATTGAATACCAAACAATACCCTACTATTAACACTTTGCCCCGCTTTCCTGTCTACTCCTTGTAGTACATTAAACACAAATCGGCTATTTGATAGATCTAATTCCAAGCACCATCCTAAGTCTTGAGGCTTTAATACTCTGCTGATTTCCTCGCTTAAAGGTTTATACCTTGTCTGCTCTGTAATGGAGGCTCCAAAGCCCCGTAGTGTGCCTAATGCGATTGGATACTGCGCTCTAGATGTATCTGTAGGGCTGATAGCATTACTATTAACCCAAGCCCTAACTACAGCCTCTCTGGTTCCTGTAACTGCATGATAAGCGCTGCCTGATGGCGGTATAGTGATATAGTCCCTTAATAGAGTATTTACATGGTTTGCAACTATTCTTAATGATCTATTACTGCCTTCTTGCACCTCTTCAATAGTTTCAATTATATGAGCCTTGTTATAGTCATTATCAAACCAAATAACATCGTCAACCTCTATTAAACCGGCATTGGTTATCTCTGAATTAATAGTCAAGGTCATCGAGCCTATCCCATTCCATTCCCTGGTAATTATTACTGATTCGTAACCTCTTATCGCTGCCTTATAGGTAAAATCAAGCCCCATTATGTGGAGTATTTTCATAACTTACACCCCCACATATTGGTTTTTGTATTTGATCGTCGCATCTTCTACAGCGCCCTCGTTGCTAGTAATAATGATATTATTAGTACCTTTGGCAAGGCTAAAGAATGTAGTTTCGGCTATATCGATATACTGGAATGCTACCGAATCATCGCCCATGATTAAATCAGTTAGTACAACGTTGTTATTATCAATGCCAGTTGTTACTGTTAATCTTTCGTTGGCATTAATACTTAAAGCGATTACTATCTCTTCCCCTGTTGTAGTATTCTCTATCGATAATGGAGCTGTCTTTGGCCCATCAAATATAACTGTAACAGGGCAAGACACATCGCCTGTGTTAGTAACAGTAACCCCAGCAGTATTAAGATAATCAAACTCATACGCAGTTGAGATATTGAGAGGAAACTCAAATAGATTCCCGCCACTTGCTACTGTAGCTTCTATAAAATTTTCATCCTGGTATAAGGGATTAAATGCCTCGAATATCAATGACGAGATTTGAAATGTCTTTCCATGGCTGCGCTCTCTCAATCTTGTAGGCATTTGCCTTATTTTTACGGGTGCCAATACTCGCGCGTCACCATTTTGCTCGAATTTCAGTTCACCATTGCCAATCTTAGGATTTATTATTGTATCTAATGCTCGTAAATCAGATACTAGATCATCGCTCATTGTAGCAATCTCAACACTTAATAATCTTGAGTTGAAATAACTGTCCCCAAGTGGTGAGGATCCATCTTGAAACGGAGATGAGATAGAGCGATTTATAACATCACCACCGCCTAAATCAGTGATAGAGATTAGCTTATATTTACTCAATGGACTGAACTCTATTGTCTGCCCTATGGCATTAGTAAATATCAGTCTATCCAATTACCTCACCCCCGCTGCTAAACCTTTGTCGAGTACCCTTAATTCATTAACTACATCATAAGGCGATCTGACATTAATATTAATATTCGTGCTTGAATTATAGTTATTCTCTTTTCTTCTTTCATTTCTAGCTTCTATAGCGTAAGCCATCCCGTCTGCTTGTGCCTGGTAGCTCCCGCCATAACTAGAAGGGCTGTATACATTCTTAGCAGACTGTGCATCTCTTTCCTGCCATTTACCAAGCCATTCCCAAGCGTCTTTGATAGCATCTCGGACATTATTAAAGATAGTGACTACTGTTTCAACAGCATTCCCAATATTCTCAAATACTTTTTGGACTGTCTCTTGCATTCCTGGGAATTTATCGGCAACAAAATCAACAACCTTTTTAATGCCCTCCCATAATAATCCTAGTACTGGGGCTAAAACATTGTCCCATGCCAATTTAATGGTATCAAAAACCCCTTGAAATACCGCTGATATCGTCGGCCAGTTTTCAACAGTCCATTCAAAGATATTTTGAAGTACTGGGAGGAAATAATTAGCGAATATATCCCAAACGAATTGAACAGCATTTCCGATAAACTCAAATGCCCCACTCATGAAATCACGTATCATAGGCATGTTTGCAAGGACCCAATCCATCATCTTCTGAAACATTGGCATTAATTCAACGCCAATTTGAGCAGCTGCAGCACCAAATGACCGTTTCAAATCGTCCATCGTATCCCCAAATACAACCCCAGCTGTTACAGCCTCGTCGCCTAATACCAACCCTAGTTCATGTGCCCGAGCTCTCAATGCTTCTGCACCTTCTGCCCCTGCGTTTAAAACTGGCGCCAATTCTGCACCTGCTTTGCCTAATAGATCGTTAGCTAATGCAGCCCTAACCGTTACATCCTCGACCTCCATCAGTTTCTTGACTGTTATGTCAAATATTTCTTGCTGTGATTTCCCTTTGATGTCGTCATAACTTATCCCAAGTCTGCCAAATGAATCCGTCGCGCCCTTTGCGCCTTTGCCAAGTTCATCGGTAAGATTAGTCAAGGTCTTCATTCCACCGCCCAGGCTGTCAATACTAACTCCATTTTGTCCGAGGATGTAATCCCATTCCTGAAAACCTTGTTTACTCATTCCTAATTTTTGACTCATCTTGTCAATTCTATCTGTGGTCTGTGCGGACTTTGTGGCTACTCCAAGCAGAGCTCCGCCTGCTGCTCCTGCAGCTGCCCCAATAGCAAGCCCCCAAGCTCCTGCAGTCTTTGCCATCTTGCCGAGACCGGATTCAGTGTTCTTGGCTTCTTTATCAGTTTTCTTCAATGCCTCAATAGCCTTCTGATCATCTATCAGGATAGATCCAAACAATCTAAATAACTCCATGGATTCACCTCCCTATTTACCTATTTCAAGTATTTCACGCATTATTTCGTCCTTACTTCTTTGATCAATCTCAATCGGCTGGAACTTCTGACAGAAGTCTTCAAACGTTTCATAATTCGCCTCGGTGTAGTATGGATATCTTACTAGCCACCATCTATATAGTCTTTCCTTCTTTTCTTCTTCCCTTGCTTTAATTATTAGCCTCATGGCTCTCCTTAATGGGAGCCTTAACGTGTACTCTATATTGTGATATCTATTTAGCAGGAGATCTTCAATCTCTACTCTGTCTATTCTCCTGCTTGCAATAAAAAATCCTCGAAACCCTCAACTTTTGTTAGGGCAATAAAAAATTGCTTCATATCTTTCAGATTCATTTTCGATATTCTTTCGGGAGGCTCTCCTGTTAATGCTTCAACCAATGCCTTTACCTCAGGCTTAGCCTTGTGTAGATTTCTTAAAATATTAGCTATCATCTCAGCTCCAATCGATACGACGATTTCTTTCCCAAGTTTTGCAGCGTCCTTTGAATTTTCAAGCTTTGCCATTTTTGTCCTTTTGATTATATTGTCAGCATCTATGCCTATATCCATTTTGTCCATGATTTCAGACATCAAAAAGACACAATCTAAATCAAACTCCCTAATAATTTTCACAATTTTCCCTCCTCTTGATAAAAAGAAAAGGGAGATCTCTCTCCCTATACTGCAAACTCAACCTTCCAAGGCGGTGTCTCTCTTGTGGTTTCGTCATATGTTCCAGTCCAAGCAATTTGAGGGACGACCTCGTTCTTGTCCTCTAGAGTCCACTCGAGATTGTCAAGGTTTAGTGCATCCTCAACAGTGATAGTAACTGCTTTGCCGTCTTTAGTCTTTCCGACCCACTTGACATCGTTATAGTCCCCGGCAGCTATAGCAAGGGTACCTCCCATAGTGTTTTTGGTAGGTGTTTCCCCCGAATCCGGAGTAATGCTCACGGCTGGGTAGTACTTAGCCATATCCGCGGCCGTAAAAAGCTCTAAAGCATTAACAGTCAACTTAGCAACCTCTCTATCAATTACTATCCTGCCCTTGACAGGGCCATAATCCCCATCTGCAGCAATCTCTCTGATTTCTCTTTCAACCATGAACACTGATCCGCCTCTGGTTAGCCCTATTGGTGTTGCTCCAACTGTTACTACCCCGTAGCCCAACAGTATTTTATCTGCGCTTGCCATATAATCAACTCCTCCTTATACAAAATAAGCTCTTACCGTGTATCTCAAATTAATCAGATAAGCTTCAATGATATCCTGATTATCTATGCTCTGTCTGTTCTCTCTCTCAAAATGCAAATTTATTCCGTTTTGAATTATTACTGAATGATTCAATTCATCATCAATGGTGTCTGCGAGTTCTTCAATACTTCTGATTGAATCTTCAGGGCTCTCGTAAAAATCAATATTTACTGTTAGATCCTCTGAGGGGTAGGAATCCACGCCAGATTCAACTCGATAGACGATGTAGGGAAAGGCCTTTAAAGCAGGAGACTTTGCCCTGTATACTCTTGTATGCTTACTACTTAAATACGCTCCAATAATATCAGCAACATCATTGCTCCGCATATGGTCACTCCTTTCTTATTTCGTCTAGTGCTTCACCTATGAGCTGTTTAATATAGTCAGCATTTTTGATAACTATCGGCTTCAATGGATCTTCTTCTTCGCCTGTGATAATGCCCCCAACTATCCCCGGTCCAGCTCCGTATTGATTTTTGTCTAATGACATTTTGAATCCAATCTGTAGATCCATCTCTCTTTTTCTAGCCCACATCCCTAAGGTTTTTTGAAGGATTTTAGACCTTCGCTTGTAGTTTGACTTAAGCGTAGTAGCTTTTATCTCTTTTACTAAGTTTTGGCCTATGGTGTTCATGACCCTATAGGGCTTTTCGTGAACCTTCTCAATAACCTTTTCGAGATTGGATTCCAGGGTAAAGGGTTGTTTTGGTTTTTTCTTCCTAGCCATTACACATCAACTCCACTGAAAGTAGATACAACTAACTCAACAAGCCCGTCAGCCTTGTAAGTCCTCATAACCTCAAAGGTTTTTCCCTTCCACTTAACTCTTTCATGGTTGTTATATTCGAAGTCTCTGACTACAAATACAAGTTCTGGCTTAAGTCCTATTGATGCTGCGTTGTAGTGTTCACTTTGCTTTACCGACTTCTGGCTAGCATAAGCCAGAGTGTACGTCCACTGCTTTATGACTTCTCGGTTAACAACAGTTTCAGTTAGTTGACCAAGTTCAATATCCTCATCAAAAGTTAGTTCGCTATACACTCTCATCCACCACCTTCAAGTTGTGGATCATGAGATTGTGAAGTGCGTATTGAAGATGACGGGGCATACCGCCCATTTCCCCTTTTGATTCATAGACCCAAGCGCTGTAATTGATTATAAAGTTTGCGATTAGATCGTTGGCTAAATCAACGTTAATACCTTTTTCATCATCTAGCATTTTTGCTGTTGAGTCCAAAAGGTGTAAAAGATAGGTGTCCCTAGTGCTTGAAGCGATACCAAGTCTTAGCTTTAGCAGCGCTATCATTGTCTCAGTTGTCATACCTATCCCTCCAATCTCTTTATGATTTCAGCCTTAGTTAGTTTACTATCCAGCTCTAATCCTTTTTCCTCTGCCATCTCTATCAGCTCTCTTTTTGTGATGCTATTCAAATCAACTGTATCCTCTTTCAGGACCTCTACTAACAAGCCAGCTTTGGAGGAGTTGATGTACTCCTCCTCTGCTTTTGTTATCTCTATGATCTGGCCCGCCTCGTAAAGGCGCTTATACCCAAAGGTCTTCAGTACCTTTACTTTCATGATCTACCTCCTAAGCGTTAGCTGCATCAGTAGCAAAGCTTACCGCGTCAGCAGTAGGAGCCGCTTCAAGTTCTTCCTGGCTGATGTTTATAGCAACGAAAGCTTCGCCAAATACAGGTCTTCCGTCATATCTTGCGATACCTTTGAAAACAGTGTTGTCCTCTATGAATTGAACGTGTTCGCTCATGCCAAGAGTAACACCTTCTCTTTCAGCCAGAAGGTATAGTGAACCATATCCGCCGATTATTACGTTTTCAGGGATGAAATCAAGCTCTACTATGTCCCCACCTACGATTGGCATAGTCTTGGTTTGACCTGACACAATAGCTCCAGCTGCGTTTATAGTAAGCATTCTAGCCTGCAGGTTTTTGTAGGTCTTTGATGACATAGCCCAGAAAAGATTACCATCTGAGTACGCACTCTCAACTACTCCAAGCTTAGACACTAGATCGGCATAAAACTCGACATCAGTAGTTGCAGTTGGGTCAATCAGGAG